GATTCAGGGCTGGGCATCGCCGAACCCGATAATCGACCCCGAAATAGCCGGCCAGAATGGGCTAACGTTATACCTATAAACAATTCGCTAATCGGCCATCAGTTTCCCCGGCTGGCGCCGGCTAGCGATAAGTCTCTGGACTATAGATACGGAAATGCTCTCGTCAATTGGGCGACGGAAATCCTCGATATAGATTTGCTTCCGTGGCAGAAATTCGTCTTAAGGGAAGGGTGCGTTCGCCGGAATAACCGGTTCCGGTACCGGACAATTCTCGTCGTCGTTGCCCGCCAGAACGGGAAGACTCTGCTATCAGGGATCAGGGCTTTGGGTGGAATGGCCCTCTTCGGCGAGAAACAAATCCTGGGTGCCGCTCAGAACCGCCGTATGTCTGCTGATACCTGGCGGGCTTGCATGGAATTCGCTTTGGGTGCCGGCCTACTGGAGGGCAATCCTCGCTACCAGAACGGCTCTGAGGAATTCCGAATGAACGGCAGCCGCTACAGGATTGCCGCCAGCAGTGCCGGCGCTGCCCGTGGCATGTCCGGGATCGACCTGCTGATCCTCGATGAGATTCGCCAGATGAAGAACTGGGAGGGCTACGGGGCCCTGGAGAATACCCGTAGGGCCCGCCCTGACAGCCAGTGCTGGGCCCTGAGTACCGAAGGTGACCTGGAGTCCGTCGTCCTGAACAAGCTTCAGGACCAGGCCAGGCTTGCCGGGGAAATCAAAGAAGAAATCCCGGTGGGCTATTTCGAATGGAGTGCACCTGCCGGGGCTGATCCTTCATTGCCGGAAACCTGGGCCTATAGCAATCCCTCGCTGGGATACATGCTGGACCCTGAGGTAGTGAAGGCCGAATACCTCACCGACCCTCCGGAAATCTTCGAAGTCGAAGTCCTCTGCCGAAAGGTGTCCCTGATTCAGGCATGGGTTGACGTGAAGGATTGGGAGAAATGCCAATCCAACGAACGGTTCCCGATTGATGAACCTTTCGTTGTCGCCATGGATGCCGTCCCCGAATTGCGAAGTGTGAGCCTGGTCGCGGCCGCCTACGTCAGAGGGCGGCACTACGTGGAACTGATCGACCAGTTCATCGGCCTGGGCGCGTTGACTGCCGCTCAGGACCGCCTAGATTCACTCCTAAGGGCCTGGAAGCCCTCCGCGTGCGTCACCCTAGCCAAGAGCCCTTGCGAGGCAGCAGCGGGCGAAATAGCGGGGTCTCACGGGATCGAGCATATAGCGGTCAGACCAACCGACTGGGCGCGTGCCTGCCGTTCGTTCTTCGCTGCCGTGACCAAACGAACGATCAGCCATCCCGGTGGGGCCGGCATCGGGAACGCCCTGAAGGTCACGAAACGAGGACCTGACGGCCTGGTGTCCTCACTCCATCGGATCAATGTCGGAGTGAACAACGACGCCGCCATCGCCGCCGTACTGGCCCTTTGGCAGTCAACCCAAATCCCGGAACCGGTGCCCGTACCCAATTGGACGGCCTTCTGATGCACCCAGCAACCCGCTATTCGCTAACGGTTATTCAGGTTGCCAGTCTCGCTGCCGTTCTGATTGCGGCATACGTGATCCTCGATACCTGGGAATTTGTCGGGGCTGCCGGGCTCTCTGGTCTGATTGCCAGTCTCTATGCAGAACGTCAGCTGATGGAGGACGACTAATGCCACTGCTCAGCCTGCTTCAGCGGGCAGCCCCAGTCCGACTGACCGGAGGCAGTCAGGGCCAGGACCTGGTTCCCATTGCCCAATGGCAGAACGCAATGTTCGGTACCTGGCCCGGTTACGACAGTTACCCCTATGCCCTCGCCACTGAAGAGAATGCCCTGGGCCTGCCCGTCGTCGGAGGCTTCATCAGCATTACCAGCAGTCTCCTATTGCAAATGCCACTGAAGGCATACCGGACTGTCGGCGGAACAGAGCAGGAACTGGCCGGCCCTCCGCTGATCGAGAATCCCAGCCCTGGCCCGTCGCGGACCTTCGGGGACTTCATCAATGAGTACCTACGGGACATGCTCTTGTACGGCAATTACGTTGCCATCCTGGGCCCCAGGAACGCATCAGGGTTTCCCGATGTCATGCTCCCAGTACCGGCGGGCCAGTGGCAGATTGTCGTCACCGACAACGGGACGACATATCACTATGTGATCAATGGCATCAATTACGAGCCCCATCGGATCTTTCACGTAGCGATGAATGCCACTACTGGCAACCTCGTTGGCAGGGGAATCCTCAACCTCTATGAAGGCATGATTGCCGCATCGGTCGCGGCCGAACGCTGGGCAGCCCTCTATTTCGATGGAGGCGCCGTGCCGCCCGGTGTCCTCACCAGTGCGAATCCGGAACTGACCCAGGCCCAGGCCGACCAGCTGAAGGCCAAGATGAGGGCCGTTGCCATGGCCCGTGAATGGGCTGTAGTGCCGGCCGGTACCACCATGGAAACCCTGGACTCCGACGCCGAACAAGCCCAGCTGAACGAGACCAGGACAAAGAACAATCAGGAACTGGCAATGGCCCTCGGTATTCCCGGCGCCCTATTGGGGATGGATGCTCCCAGCCTGACCTATCGCAATATCACTGACGTATTCCAGCAGTTCATCACTACGACGGTTATGTCATACCTGGTTCCGCTAGAGCAGCAACTGTCCCTCCAGTGCCTACCTCAGGGCACCCAGGCGAGATTCAACCAGGCGAACGTACTCAGACCGGACCTGCCGGCCCGGGTGGAACTGGCGACGCAATGCATGGCATCGGGGCTATTCACCAGAGAAGAATCGAGGGTCTTCTTTGATCTGGCCCGTATCGAGGCAATCCAGGAAACCCAGGTCGGCGATGAAGAAACTACCGAGCAGAGGCAGACATGATCGACGGACTCTGTATCAGAGCAGTGGAAGCCCCATTGGAAATCACCGGCGACGGCAGAACGGTTACCGGACTGCTGGCCCCATACAACGAAGTGGCCCTGGTCGATGATGGCTTCGGGCCCTATTTCGAGACGTTCATTCCTGGCTGCTTTGACCGGGCCATGCGGGGAAGCCCGACCTATCTCAGAGTCCAGCTGGAACACAATGGACACTGGGTCGGTCGCGGTAACGCCTGGGTGAACAATCCCGCTGGGCTGTCGGCACAAATGAGACTCGACAATACCGAAGCCGGCCGCGAGGCAGCATTCAAGATCCGGGATGGGCAGACACCTGGACTGAGTATTGCGTTCCAGACCAGCCCTAACGATAAGTCCAAAGCCAATTACCGGAACGGTTTGCCACTGGTGGAACGGACAAAGGTGAAGGCAATTCATCACGTCGCGCTCTGCCAGCATCCTGCCTACAAAGGCGCCATGGTCGAGTCCGTCAGGCACGCTTCAGCCCCGGCGACACCGGAACGTCTCGCCTATTGGAAAGACTGGACAGACCGGATCCGTCGTGATTGAGTCTCCGCTGGGTCTGGTGGACACCGCCCTTCGATCGACTTCGAACCGGTTCCACACGACAGCGGGCTTGCATCGGCGCAGCTGTCGGAGAAGTCCACCAGGCCCCAGCATGACATCGGCCGATGGGCCTGACCCATGCAAGAGAACTGAATCCCTCTTGCGATGGAGAACTGTCATGCCTACTGAAGTTGCCGGATCAAAGCGCCTGGAATGGTTGCGTCGACAGCGTGACAATGCCGCTGCCGATGTCGAAGCCATCACTAATCGGGCTGCCGACGAGGACCGGGATTTGGAAGATTCGGAACAGCGGACCTGCGAAGCCCGCCGTTCCCGGATCGAAACCCTGGACTCCGATATCGAAATTGAAGTTGGGCTGGTCAACCGTTCCGCCCAGTACCAGCAACTGACCCAGGACCTGGGGCCGGCCCCGGAGCCCCAGCGGACCCACGCTGTCGTCCGCCAGGAGACCCAGGCCGACGTGGTCTACCGGAGCCCGGGTGAGTACCTGGTCGACTACCTCACCCGGCAGGAGAATCCCGAGGCGAAGGCCCGATTCGATCGGTACCTTCAGCGCGCTGTCGCGCATCAGACCACCGTCCAGAACCCTGGCTTGCTGCCGGTGCCGATCCTCGGACCGGTCTTTACTCAGCAGTCCCAGCGTCGCCCTGCCATGGAAGCAACCACCAGGCGCCCACTGCCGGGCAGCGGTAAGACCTTCCAGCGACCGATGATCACCCAGAACACTACGGCTGGCCCTCAGTCCGCTGAGAAGGCCGAATTGCCTAGTCGGTTTATGACTGTCGATCCGGTCACCGTTACTAAGTCTACCTATGGCGGAACCATCAATCTGTCCTGGCAGGATCGGGACTGGACCGAACCGGCGATCATGGACCTGCTGGTTCAGGATCTTGCTGCCTCTTATTTCCAGGTGACGGACCAGGCGTTCTGTACCTACTTCGCTGGGGCTGTCGCTGCTACCCAAGCCCTCGCTACGCCTGACGGGCCTGGGCTTGTCGAGGCAATCTATGCCGCAACGGCAACCATCTTTGCTGCTACCAATGGCATGCCCGATACTCTCTGGGTTTCGCCTGATGTCTGGGGTTCCATCGGCTCTCTGTCAGATACGACGGGCCGCCAACTGTTCCCAACCGTGAATCCCAGTAACGCCCTCGGTTCGATTCAGCCGACGAGCATGACGGGCACCGTTGCCGGAATGCGACTGGTGGTCGATAAGCACCTGCCCGCTGCTACGGCAATCCTCGGAGACTCCACCTTTGTCGAGACTTACGAAACGATCGGCGGCCAGGTATCGGTTATCGAGCCTTCAGTGCTGGGAACCCAAATGGCCTTCTACGGTTACGTTGCTTGGCTTGTCCTGGAGCCTGATGCCTTTGTGAAGATTACCGGCGTGCCCGTTCTGCCTCTTGCTGCCGACAGCCAGGGGTCCAAGACCGACACTAAGAAGTCCGACGACAATCCTCACAATAGGGCGAAGTAGTGGCTGCTCCGGTACTTCTATCAATCAGTCCGACTTCATCGGCCATAGGTGCTGGTCAAGTCGTTATCGATTTGTACGGTACCGGATTCGTCGATGGGTCGGCAGTCCAGGTAAGCGGTATGCAAATGGCCGGTACCTGGCTGTCGACTACCCATATGCAGTCGGCACCCTTTGATCCGTCAGCCCTGGGACGTGGCACCCACGATGTGATTGTCATATCCATCGACTTCGAATTCTCGAATGCCCTGCCATTTGTGATCCTGGATTTGGCTGCCGCTAATTGGCCTGACCTGGACGAGTACAAAGAATGGGCGCGGATCACAGACACCAGGGATGACGCGGCAATTGACCAGGCTTTGGCGGCAGCGACTAACGCAATCATTGCTAGGTGTCCTGTCCTGATGGTGGAGTCCTGCCCCTATGAAGTCCAGTACGCGACCCTGCTATGGACGAACCGGCTTCTCTCGAGGCGCAATAGCCCTGATGGGATTGTCGGAGTAGCGGACCTGGGCATCGCCACTGTCTCGAGAATGGACGCGGACATTAAGCAAATGCTGAGTCCCTGGCTAGACCAGGTAGTGGCATGACAACGATTCAGAGGGCCGAAGACATCGCCCAGAAACTAGAGGCTCAGGGCATCAGGGCCACTACCGATCCGACTCTGGTGTCAGCCCCAGGCGTTCTGTTGACTCCGCCGAACCTGGTCTTTGATCTGGCTTGTGGAGCCTCCGCGACCTGGACCCTGGTCGCGCTAGCCCCGGCAGCCAACACGGCGGATCACACCAGCTGGGCCGCCCTCGATGAAATGGTCGATGCCATTGCCGGGGTAGTCGACCTAGAAACCGCTGATGTCGTCGCCTATGTGGTGAACGGCAGAACCTACCCGGCGTATCTCTGCCAGTTCACCGAAGGGATTTAGCGATGATCAACGAGTCCAAACTGAAGACCGGAACCCTGATGCTGGGCGGCACTGCCGGTACGCCTCCGGCGCTGCCGACTGGCGGAACGGAATTCGCCTGCCAGGCTACGAACGTCAGGATTGCTCCGACATTCAATGAAGAGGGTGATTCCGTAGAGACCCTTTGCGGTGACACGCTGGCCCCGGCAACGACGACGGAATGGGCCCTCCAGGGAACCAGCATCCAAGACTTCACCTTCCCGGCATCCTTCATCGAATACACCTGGACCAATAACCTGCTGACGGTTCCCTTCATTTGGAAACCAAATGCGGTAGGGCCGACCTTCAGTGGCAATGTCCAGGTACGCGCTGTCGAAGTCGGAGGCGACGTGAATGTCCGGATCACGACCGACTTCGATTGGCCGATTGCCGGACAGCCGACAGTCGGCTGGAGTACCGCTACGGCGGCCACTGGGGCCACTGCCGGAACGCCGGGCACCTGGACTCCATCGGGGTCCCTGGCGCCAACCAACGTGGCCAATCTCATTGCCGGTACGCCTGGGCCTGTCACTGCCTCGCCGACGACGGCCTGGACGACAGGCCAGTACGTGCAAACCGGCACCGCCGGAGCAGGTGGACAGGCCTACTGGAATGGCACTGCCTGGACCGCCGGCCAGGCCGCCCTCGTTGCCGACGATCAGGCCGACGAGGAAGAAGACGAGGACAATACCGTCGCCTATGAAACGACCAGTAAGAAGCGATGAATGTCTGATGTAGAAGTCAGTTGGACAAACCCAATTGATGGAGTGATTAAGGAACTGAAGAACCCTCCACCCAGGCAGGCTTTGGAAATGTTGCTGAGGGCGGCGCGGGCCAGGGTCCCAGTAGTGACCGGGCACCTCCGAAGTACTGGGACCCTTAGGCCTGATGGGATTGTCTACAACGCACCGTATTCAGCGCCGATCCACTGGGGCTGGACCAAACGAAACATCGCCCCGAACCCCTGGGTTCTGAGGGCCGCCGATACGCCTGGCTGGATAGATGTCTATCTAGACCAGATCACTGAAGCCTGGAGATAACCGCCGATGTCAAACCTCCGTAAGCATTTCAAAGTCGCCTGGAACGGTGGCGATCCTGTCGACATTGTGACGAATGCCAGAGACATTGCTGAGGCCGGAGAACTGGAAACCAGCAATGTGACAACTGGGTTTGCCGTTGTCTACTCAGCCCTTCAGCGGAATGGGTTCCCTGTCCCTCCGTCCCTCGATGAATTTATCGATCAGCTGGACGACATGTCAGCCGGCGCCAATGGATCGGACGAGAAGCTGGGCCCTACTCAGAGTACGGAATCTTCCGTCGCGCCATTGCCGTAAGCCTGCTGACCCATACGGACTTCGCACAATGGGTTGATGATCCTCGCGCCCTGCTGACAGCGGAAGAACTGCTGAAGGATTGGTATGGCAAATAAGGCAGCAAAGCTAGAAATCCAGGTCGACGCCGAAACCAAATCCGCGATTAAGGATCTGGATAAGGTTGCTGCCGCCGTAGACGACATCAGCGAATCCGCTGCCGATGCCGGCTCCGCCCTGGACTCCATTGCCTCCGGAGCCGCCGGGGCTGCCGAAGCGGCTGGGGATTCCTTCGGCGGGATCGTCCCCGTCTTTGATGTCTCCGCCGTACTGGGCGCTGTCGGCGACCTGGCCAGTAAGGCTGGGGAATTCTTTAGTTCCAAGATGTCCGATGCCATGGATTTGGAAGTCGGCAGGGACAAGCTTCAGGGCCAGCTAGGTGCCACTGGTGAGGAAGCAGCGCGACTAGGGAAGCTGGCAGGCGAAGTTTACTCCGAAGCCTTCGGCGAATCTATGGAGCAGGTGAACGATGCCATTAGGCGCATTGTTCAGAACCTGGGTATGGACGCCTTTGATCCGGTCCTGAAGAGTCTGACCAGCGGCATCCTCGATGTCGTCAATGTCTTCGACCAGGACATGCAGAAGACAACCCAGGCACTGGGCAACCTCGTTAAGACCGGTCTGGTGAAGGATGCTACGGAAGGGCTGGACCTAATCGTTCGAGGGTTCCAAGAAGGCGCGGACAATGCCGACGACTTCATGGATTCCCTTATCGAATTCTCAACAGACTTCCGGCAGGCTGGGCTAACCGGGGCCCAGTCGGTAGGGCTGATGATTCAGGCCCTGAAGAATGGGGCCAGGGATACTGACAAGCTGTCCGATGCCCTCGCCGAATGGCGGAAGAAGGGCGTTGACGGCAGTAAGGCCGTGGCCGATGCCTACAAAGACCTGGGACTTGACGTTAAGGACATTGCCAGGGACATCGGTCGCGGAGGCTCTGATGCTGCCGATGCCCTGAAGCGGACGTTCGATGCCATCAGGAATCTGGAAGACCCTGGCGAGAAACTGAGACTGATCGCTGAGACCTTCGGTACTCCGGCCGAAGACCTAGCCCAGGCGTTCACCAATATCGACCTGAGTAAAGCTGTCGATGAACTGGGCACCGTTAAGGATGCCGCTACGAACCTGAGTAAGACAGTTGGCGATAACGCCGCAACCACCTGGGAATCCTTTAAGCGGAGTATCCAAACCAACGTTGTCGAATTCCTCGCAAACAATGTTGTGCCTGCCTTTCAGAATCTTGGCGAGAAGGCCAAGGGCGTTATGGCCGATATGGGGCGGACCTGGGATGTCTTTGTCAGTGGGTTTACTGGCCAACCAGTAGTAAGCCTCGGAGTCGACGCTGGAAAACTGACCTCGTCCATCAGCGCTATCGAGGGAATGCAGCCTCCAACCGAAGGCAACTTCCTCCAGACTGTCCGCGACTTCGGCGAGGAAACCCGAAGGCTGTCCGATGAATGGCTGCCAAAGCTGAAGGACGCCTTCATCGCCCTAAATACCGAAGTCGAGAAGACCCTTAAGTTTCTACGCGAGAACAAAGACCTGATGGATATTCTCGCAATTGTTGCCATTGCCGGACTGATCGGCGCACTGATCGTTCTGATAGCCATCCTAGGATTGGTGGCCGCTGGACTGGGCGTGATGGCTGCCGGCCTCGTTCTGTTGGGTGCGCCAGTGGCCCTGGTGATGGAGATTCTTCGGAGGCTAGGTGTCACCTGGGATGAAGTCTGGGGCGCGATGCTGATAACGATTGAAACCGTGGGTGGTCAGATCGGCAGGGCCATTACCCTCATTGTCGATACTGTGAAAGGCCTGATCGGAGTCGTCTGGGGTTTGTTCAATATGGATGGCGGCTGGTCTGATTCATGGGAATCCGCCAAAGCCATTGTCGAATCAGCGAAGAAATTCATTCTTGACTCCGTGGGCGCAATCTCTGATGCAATTACGGATCTGATTGATCTGTTCCGAGGCGTGCCGACAATGGGTACCGGCAATATCACCATGCCTCGGTCAGTGGCCCCATCCTCGATGGGCCCGACAGCCTTCGCTACCAGCACTGCCGGTAGGGCTGCCCCGGTATTCAATGTCACTGTTCAGCATTCCGGTTTGGCTGTCGACAGTCCTCGACTCCAGCGAGAAATTGTCGATGCCCTTCGCCGCTGGCAGAAACGCGAGGGCCCGTTGCGCGGAATGATGGGCAACTAATGGCCTGGGAGCCTGGGGAACCCTGGCCCGGAACGGCAGGTGGCGCGTCTTCGCCCAGCTGGTCTCAGTACCTGAGGCTTTATGTCTATGCCGCCATTCAGTCAGGGACGACTTTCAAATGGGGCCCCGACCCTGCCGACAAACTTGATCGCGGGAATGTCTACGGTCCTGGTACCGGCGCCCCAGGACCGCCAGCACCGGCAGGCCGGCTCTGGGTGGATCTGTCGTGCGATGTCCTGGACCTGGACACCCACCTGGGCGGCACCCGCCCTGACGGCGCCATAGCCCTGTCTGAAGCCGCTACGGCAAGGGTCACGCTAAAGGACCCAACCAGAATCTATGACCCACTGAATCCGGCTTCACCATTCCAGTACGGCGGAAGGTCCAGGCTGATGCCTGGGACTCCGATCCTTATTTGGGCAGAGCATGTAACCGGCATCGATGCCGACCTGCTGACCGAGGCCTCCGACAATCTGATGACCGAGGCAGGCGACACGCTGTCGGCAGAGAACAGTTCCATTGAACTTACGGAATACCGACTTCATAACGGAACCGTCGATACCTGGTCTTCGCCATGGTCGGCTCATCCTGAGGAACGGCGGGCCAATGTCGTCAGCAGTGACGAGGTTAAAGAACTGGTCGCGCTCGACTTCGGCGAACAACCTCCAGCTGGGGCAGGCGACACCGTTCCGGCAAGGATTACCAGAGTCCTGACCCATTACGGCTGGACAGGACCGACGAGATTGGACGCATCAGCCATAACCCTTCAGGCCACTACCATGGCGACATCGGCCTGGGAACTGATCGGCAGAGCATCAGAGGACGAAATCGGATTCGTCTACCTCGATGCCTGGGGAACCCTCCAGTTCCATAACCGCGATTCCTGGGCCGAGAAGACAGAGCCCGCCCTGTCGCTGGGCTGCCCGGAAGGTCACGACGCAATGATCGCTGCCGAAGTGTCGGCAGCAAGCCTCGACATCAGGAACGCGGTCTATGCCACGAGGACTGGTGGAACCCAGCAGGTAGCCCGATCCGAGGCATCCATTCAGTCCTACGGAACCCAGTCCTATAAGCGGACAGACCTGGGCCTCCAGGACGACGGACTAGCGGCAGCCTGGGCTACCTATCTCGTGACCCTCCAGGGATTCCCCAGGGCCAAAGTCGATCAGGTCACTGTATATCCGGCATTCACTGAAGCCATTTGGCCAGACCTGCTGGGCCTGGTCCTCATAGACGACAGGGTTCGGATTCTCTGGAGCCCACCTGACGGAACGGCCCCAGTGGACACTACCGGCAGGGCCATCGGCATTGACCATCGGATCAGCCGGACCAATTGGGAAGCAGACATTCACCTAGTCCAGGCCGATCTATTCCAGGGAATCCTCCACTGGGGCCCTCATCCCAACGACAAGCTGACATTCGGCTACGTATTTAGGTAGGCAACCTATGGCATACAAAGTATTTACTATCGGCGAGGAAGCCCTGGCTGCCGATGTCAATACGCTACTGATGTCCCAGACTGTCAGCCGGTTCCCTTCGGCAGCGACGAGGGCAGTGGAACTGACAGGGCCAGTCGTTAACCAGCTGACCATGACTGACGACAGGCCAGGACAAATCCAGTATTGGAATGGCGCTGCCTGGGTTGACCTGAGGGACCCGACCTTTCACCAGTTCGGCCACTATGTAGCGACGACGGATGCTTATGGCAGTTTGAGTATTCCATTTCCGACCGCCTTTGCCGATGCCAATTATGTAGCCCACGGAACAAACGGGGATGCTAATGCTTTGGTGCCGTCCCAGTCGTTCTGGGTTGGGATTGTGGCAGTCGGAATGACGACATCCTATTTCACAGTGTCGTTGACCTGGGTCAATCCGGCAGGCTCCGCGGTTCCACTAGCAAACGTAATGGTCCATATTGACTGGCTAGCGATTGGGCGGAGGCCATGAATGCGATCTGTGAGAACCAAGAATGTTCCGAATTCGAGATTCTGAAGACCGGGGATGACAGCTTTAAGGGACTGGATGTCCGTTGCGGCAAATGCGGAGAGCCGGTAACCGAAGTGTCGGAGGCTGACGACGATGGCTGACATCAAGATCAGCCAACTACCGACAGCCTCCGCCCTCGCTGCCTCTGACGTTCTTCCGATCGTTCAGCCCAGCGGCACGACAAAGGTCGCAATGTCCGTCCTCGATGGACGCTGGCTGTCCTCCGCCACTGGCGGAACGGTCAATGGCGGACTGACTGTCAATCCGTATCTTGCTGTCGGGACTAACCCTGCCCAGACAGGCGTTATCAGGATTCCTAACGGTGAATGGATTTACTCCAGGAACGCTGCCAATACCGGAGACCTGAGCCTGATTAGGTCTACCTCTGCGGATTCGACAGCCGTTAATGCCACTAGTTCCGGGAATGTGGCCCTTCAGTTGGGAGGGTCGACAAAGGTTCTAGTTAACGCTTCAGCGGTAAATTTCACTCCAGCCGTCACAATGAATACGTCGCTTGCCATCGGCACAAACCCAGCGGCGACGGGGATTGTCCGGCTGCCTAATGCGCAGTCTGTCAGTGCCAGGAATGCTGCGAATACCGCAGACGTGGCGCTGGTTCAGATGCGGTCAGACGATATTGTCCAGGTTGGCAGTAGCGTTTATCCGGTTTGGACTCCGCTGGCCTTACGTGTAGGCACTAACCCTGCTCTTAGTGGGCTGATCCGCATTCCTAACGACCAGCCCATCACTGCCAGGAATCCCGCCAACAATGGCGACGTGCCGATGTTTAAGGTTGGTGCCGCTGGCACTGTCCAGTACTGGAATGGGACTGCCTGGGCTGACATTGCCGGTGGCGGTGGCGGTACGGCACCAGGTACTGAATTGTTCTATGGGCAGAGAACCACGGCAATGACAATCACTGCTACTAGTGAAGCCACTGCTCAGGAAGTGGTAGCTGGTTCAGCGGTGACATATGACGGAACGCCGATATGGGTGGAATTCTACTGCCCCAATGCTCAGCCAGCCATGGGTGCCCAGATTCAGTTTGCCCTATGGGATACCACGACCAATGTAGGAAGGTTGGGTACGTCTGGTGCTGGTGGAATAGGTGAGCAGCCCTGCGTGCCTGCTTACGTCAAGCGGAAATTCACTCCTACCGCTGGCTCCCATACCTTCCGCATCTGCGCCTCAGGCGTGGGATCACCAGTCCTGGCGGCTGGCACTGGTGCTACCGCTACCACTGAAGCCCCAGCCTTTATGCGGATTAGTAAGGCCTGATGGAAGGAGTCTGATGCGAGAACTGACGTACTTCCCTCTGCCTGAGTCCTATCCAAAGACATCAGGCTATGGATACCGATATGACCCAATCACTGGACAGCCTGGGAAATTCCATCGGGGAGTCGATTACGGAGTGCCGTCAGGCGTACCGCTATTGGCACCCTATGACGGGCAGGTCACTACCGGTTACGAATCCGGAGGCGCGGGCCACTGGTCCTGGGTTGTCAACGGCGGCGATATGTTCAAATCGTTCCACCATTCCGGACCCATTGTCACTGGTGGCTGGGTTGCGGCTGGCACTGAGATTGCCTACATAGACAGCACCGGTAGCAGCACCGGTTCCCATGCTCATCTGGAGCTATGGGAATGGGGCGTGAACATTGACCCAACCGGATACCTGGACAGGGCCCCGCTTTATGGCGGTGGCACCCAACCTCCATTGGAGGATGAAATGACTGATGACGATTTCAATCGGATCTTTAACGGGGTCGGAGTACTGCTGGACAATCGCATTGACCAGTTCCTGACGCCGAACCAGCTTTGGCAGGATGGCGATGAATTCTTCCTCGTTGCCATCACCGATGGGGATATTCGCCGAAGGGTTCTCCGCGATGCCGAACTGGTTCCGCTCCGTATGGGTTCGGTCCTCGCTGAGCAGCCCGTTGTCGACGTGGCCGGCATGGAACCCAAATACCGCGATGCCGTCCGGGCCTGGCCAGTCTGCTGACGGCAGCCTGCCGCTGGAGGATTGGGACTGGCGCGCCATTGCCGCCCTGGAATCGAGGGCCAGGGCGAGGGCCTGGAGACTCCCTCGATGCTCTCGCTGCCGCCGGCCGATGCTGCTGGGTCAGGCAAGCCGACACTGGGTCTGCCAGACTGACCCCACCTCAACCGACTAGCAGCCGCAGTGACCCTTCCCCACTGCGGCTGTTGTCGTCCTGGGGTAGGGTTGCCCTGGCTGGCAGTGGAAAACCGCACGGACCGGGTACCGCTGCCAGCCGACGGACCCAGGGCCTACCTCACTCCGGGCCCTGGGTCCGTTTCTAAGCCGATGTAGGGAGGCAGCCTGATGGGTGACACCCGAAACGAGGGCCAGGGCGCTACGGGCGAATCTGGCCCTCTAGCTAGCGGAGGCGTCAAAGGGTGGCCAGGCGACTCCGAAGTGTTGGGACTGGGCCTGCCCGACCCAGCCCTGGAACGACAACGGGCCAGGGCCACCGCGGGAACGGTTAGCCCTGACCAGTTGGAACGCGTCGCGCGGGTGCTGTCAGTCCGGATTGATCCGATCGACACTCCAGGGCCCACCCGGGGTGATGACGATCCGGGGCAGTAGGGCGGCAACGACGGCCCGCCGTAGCGCGATGTCGTCGGAGTGCCAGCGGTCCAGCAGGGTCAGACCTGAAGGGCCGGCAGGTACCGCGTGATCGGCAAGCCAGTCCTTCCGATCCTGGCGGAGGGCGGCCAGCCGGAGGACATGCCCTCGGTCCAGTTCCTGCCACGTTTCCCCGTCGCGCACGCCCTGCTGCCAGTCCTCCAGGTCCTTCGCCCGCTGGGCTTCTACCAAAGCCATCTCCGCGGCCTTCGGCCAGGGTTCTGCCTCAGGGGTGACAGTCGGCGACTGGGCCAGCTTCGCGTCGATCAGATCCTTGACGTGCCTGTCGGTCTTCGGCCCGTTGATATTGCACTGGCCACACCGGTTCCCGCCGGCCGGACAGAAGTACCGGTACCCCTTCCGCTGGGGCCCGCCACCCAGGCCGTAGCCACATTTGCCGCAACGGAGGAAACCCGACAGCAGGTACTTCCGGCCCGCTGCCAGGTCCGCCCTGCCGTAGCCCTTCTTCGCGGCATAGACCGCCCTGACCTTCAGCCACGTCTCTGGGGTCAAGATTTCCGGCTGGGCCCCATCAATCGGATTGCCGTTCCCATCCCGGGCGATTCCGTCGTCGGCCTTTCCGTCGACCCGATACCCAGCGATCCGAGGGCTGAGCAGGATTCGCCGCATGGAGTCCGGAGTCAGTCGCTGCCCGTTGATACTGGTGACGGTCCCCGGCAGGGAATCGAGGTAGCCCTTCAGCGGAACCTGGTCCTGAACCAGCTGGGCAGCTTTGCGAATGACCTTCGCCTCGGCCGGTTCGATCGTGTCGTCCCGATAGCCGAACCCGTCGCGGCCG